AAATTATTGCTTATTGCCGCTACTATTTTCTTTTTGAGCCCTTTATCCATACCCCCATTATATCAGAACTTCCGATTTCCCAAAACATAAACATAACCATAGTGCTTGTGGAAAAACTCGGGAGAGTCACAAAAAACTGGAATAATTCCGTTTTGCGTGGATTTTTTACGCAAATGCTGAAAATATCCTGAAATTATGCTAAAATTTCAGTGTTCGCGCGCTCTTCAATCTGTGAGACGTAAGCCGCGTTGCGCTTGGCAAAGCCCGTATCGCGCGAAGAAACCTGGTTGGCCGCCACAATCCGACCATTGTCCAGCGAAAGGCGATAGTGGACCTTTTCAGCCGCTTTAATCAACCCTATGGCTTCTTCCAGCTGGAAGCTATAGCGTTTTAACTTACCATCTTTGTCGACGCCAATGTGATACCCCCGCCGGTAGTCCACAACCGCTTCCCAACCATAGTAATATCCCAACTGCGCGCAGATATAAAGCGGCGTAGGGATCTCCTGCGGGTGTTTAGGGTTACGGCGCTCATCGGCCCATCGTTTCATGGTCTCGCGGTCCTGTGGTGTCATGAGGTCGTATAGATTAGGCATTGTCGGCCTCGCTCATCACCTGTTGCCACATGTTTTTTAGTTCTTCTAATGTGAAGTCGTTAAACAGCCGCTTAAGGGCTTCTTCATCATCGGACCGCCATAGAGAAAGCTGTGCGCTGCGGGTTTTTGCGAGAAATGCATCGAGCTTCCCGTTTACCCGGGCCTGCTCTGCCTGGGCGGCCAAATATTCTTCAGTCTTACGTAGGGCCTCAATCCCCTCATTATCGCCCGCCGCTTGAAGTTCTTTCTCCCGCGCCAAGAGGTCTTTGAACTTATCTACAACAGCATCGAGTTCTTTTTTCACCTCGGCGGCGCCATATTGGAGCTCAGCTTCTTGTGCCGCGCCTAAACGGCGCAAAAAGAAGACGCCATAGCCCTCAAGCTTGGCTTTTACCTCAAATGGTTTGGCTGCAATGCTAATAGTCATATCTACATCTATCCTTTCATATTAAAACCTAAATTAGCTACGAGTCGCTTGGACGATCCTAAGGCTGGTGAAGCTACCTGCACCAGTGACATTAAAAGTCACCGACGTCCCCACGGCAACCGGGATGCAGAAAGCAACCTGTTGGGTCACCCCGATAGCCGCGTATGGTATGCCAGCCACGGTCGCAGGACCTATATTGACTGCCGCAGCGGCTACGGCTGAAGTCGCATTTACCCTTGCGATCCCGCACATGAACCCATTATAATCACTCTGCCAAACGGTCTTGCTATTGATGTCCCCTCTAGTCTGGAGAGTTGTCGAACTCGGGGCAATTACGCCAATGTCGGAGGCCGTAACGGTCGACCACGCGATCTTTGCACGAGTTACGGCGGCAGACGCAATTTTGGTGGATGTCACGGCGCTAGAGGCTAGCTGAGATGTGCCAACAGCCCCGGCTCCAATATTATCAACCCCGATAGGAAACGCCGCAGCAATGGCTTCGTAGTTGGCGACAATTTGATTCATCTCCTCGGCCGTCAGTTTATCAAGCGGCACAAAGACGAGGGACGGGTATGGTAAAGTGAGGGTAGCCATTATGCGCCCTCCACGTTAATCGCATAGGGGGTATAAGTGAAGCTAGCAGTGGAGGCGCTGGAAGCAGCATTTAGGGCGTATTCTTTGGTGATTTCCTTAGCGTATCGGTCTAGCTCAGCCTCGACAGCATCAGCGTTGGCAGAAAAAGTTCGCACGAAAAGCGAAAACTTCACTTTTCCCACGGTATAATCTTTGGCGTAGCGAATGAGTGGCTTCGCGGCGGTCTGATAGGCCGTGACGTTTTGATTACGATAGCGCTCTCCTACCGGGCTAGGCCGAATATTAATCTCTTTGGCGCCGCAGGGCGACCAGATGGCGATTTGATTTAGAATTATGTCCATGCTGCCATTTTAGGCAAAACACGAAGCGGAGGGCTAGGCAGGACATTGAGACTTCATATCGTTGTACCGAGCGAAAGCCTCGTCGTATTCTCTTTGATACAGAATGCGGGCTTTATTTAAGGCGAACTCGGCTTGGAGTATTTTATTCCGAAACTGTTCACTTGTCGACTTAGAATACATGCGGACAGTCTCATCATAGTTGGCCTGTGCAGACTCCAGCTCATCATACAAATATTTGACGTAATAGTCCTCAGATGCAACTTGGGCAGGTGTTTTATCGCCGTATCGGCTAGTATAAAGACATGGCCTAGCAGGCAACGCAGGGGCTTCCTCAGGCGGTTGTTGCTCCGACACCGGCGGAACTGTCGCCGGTGTCTGGGCGGATGGCGCCTGAGGGGGCACGCTAGGTTGCGACGAGGCGCCAGATGATGCTGGAACGTCATAATCAGGCGCTGGCCCGGCCTTGGAGTCTTCAAATTCAGTGGATCTCTCGCCATCGCCATCCTCCGTCTCGCCTGAAGATTCCAAGCGCGAAGGCATGGGTTCGGCTGTAGATGATGGACTAGACGCGGCGGGAGGCAAATTACAAAATACAGCAATAGCTATAATAGTTAATGCTCCCATCACGCCAAGACCAGCTATCCAAAAATTAAAACTCTTTTTCATAGACGAACATTGCAGATTAGACACACGATTATTCCGGTTAGCACTATACCAACCACCCATGCTAAAATAGTCTTCAAAGTCCGAATCGTCTCATCAGCTACTTCGTCATCAGAAAGTGGTCCAGATTCGCAGCCTGACACTAAGAACGGGGAGAAAGCTTTATAGATTCTGATAACGGATTTTTGCCCATCTACCCACCTGATCGTATAAACATGATAATCAGACCTTAGACGATCGTCTTTAAGCTCGTATTGTTCGACATTCTCTGCAGTAATGGGGACGTAGCCGTCTTCAGTCTTTATTCGGACATACTTACGACGCCCATCGCCTTCTATAGGACAGTTCACATATGCGCCGCTTAGAACCTTATTTACCCCCATAGCCCCTCCGATGATCTCGTTAGTGATGAAGGGCTGTTAAATACCCCCCCCCCGATGTTGACGTAATTGGCATAATGTGTTTCATATGGCTTCTCGATTCGCTCAGGCTACTGCATGCTCCAACATACTAGATAGAACAGGATGAAAATAGTCTCTACAACTATCATCCAATGCCAAAACGACAGGCGGCGGCTTATCGTTTTGCTAGCAGGTTTAGCAGGCTTCTGATACGCTGCTACAAATACACTTGCTATCAAAAGAACGGTCGCGATTGTCCCTAGCATATGGTTACCTTGAAGTGCTCAAGCTTGCTCTCATTTTCCTTTCTTATTTTAATTTTATCAGATGAAGGCCATATTGTCAAGATGATAGGATAGCCGCCTAGCCTACCGCTTCGTGTTGCGGGGATAATTTTTGGTATGAACGAAAACGTCGGCGAAGCTGTCTTCACTATCCGTCTTGATGACACCGAGGCGCGCGAGCAGCTCAAAGAATGGCAACAGGACGTCAAAGAGACTTCTGGCAACGGCTCGAAGGATGTTAGAAGTCTTTCTGGAAGCTTTGATGAGCTAACCAAGACGCTCACTGGACTAGGGGCCTCTACTGGCGTCTTCTCAAAGCTATCGTCTGGAATAGGAGAATCCGTTGGGGCCTTTAACCAGTATCAAGCTGCAATGAATGGAGTTTCAGCCGTAGCACAAGCGACCGGCAACTCCGTGACTTCGTCAATTGATGCGGTCAAGGAGGCTAGCGCTGGGGGCCTAATTACCCAGGCAGACGCGGCTGCATCTATCAAGAATCTCGAACTTTACGGCTACTCTGTCGAGCAGGCGACCGAACTCATCAAGATCTTTACAGATTCGGCGGTCTACAACCGGCAGGCCAACTATTCGGTGTCCGAGGCCGTTCGTGTCACCACGGAAGGTATCCGCATGGAGAATTCTGTGCTCTCAGACGCCTCCGGTATCACCAAAAACATCGCCAAGATGTATGAAGAATATGCCGCAAAACTCGGCAAAAGCACTGATGCTCTCACGAGCGCCGAGAAACAACAAGCCGTCTACAACGGAGTTCTAGCCGAAGGTGGGGTGTTCGCCGGGAACGCAGAAGAATATACCGACACGTTAGCAGGATCCCAAACTAAGCTCGATGCGGCACTGATAAAGACCAGACAGACTTTAGGTGCCGTGGCCAACGCGTTCGCGCCCTTAATTGGGGGATTGGCAGATTTTATCTCCAACAACCAAGAGGTAGTCGTGGGGCTGACAGCAACGATTGGGATATTAGCAGGAGGGGCCGGTCTACTTGTTGCTATAAATACAGCACGGAAAGCGCTCACGCTCATCAGCCAGACTATGGCCACTTTCGGCTTAGTCACGAACGCCGCCAAAGGTGGAGTGGTTGGCCTAGCCGTCGGCATTGCAGCAATCGGAGGGGCAGTCCTAGCCGCCTCCGCGGTTAATGCCATGCTAGATGTAAGCGACGCCACCTCAGAGCTAAGCGATAGCACCCAGATTACTTCCGAGCGGCTCGACAGCCTTAAGTCTTCAATGATATCGGCACGCGAGGAAACAGCTAAACTCAGCCAGCAGCTAGATAAACTCAACCAAGATTACAGCCGAGATCTTAAGCAAATCGCCGTCAAGCACGAAGAGAGCCTTGCTTCCCTCACCCAGCAGATCGAGGATGCCAACGTCGATTACAAGCGCGCCATCGACGAACGGATGGCTGAGTTCAACGTCACCATGGCTAAACAAGAGCGGAGCCATCAGGAAACAGTCGACGAACTCATGACACAGCTCGCGTTTCTCCAACGCTATAACAACGACTATAATAAGCAGAAATTACTCCAAGTTCAGTTTGCTCTGGCCAAGGAAGAAGAGCTCTACAAGCGAGAAACCGCCGCCCAGCAGGCAGAAATTGAGCTCCAGAACGCCGCCGACAAGGAAAAATTAGACAAGAAGATGGAATCGCTCCAGCAGGAGCTGGATGATGAGCTTGCCTTCATGAACAAACACAGGGAGGCACTGAACTCGGTTCGCGATGTAATCTTGCTTGACGAAATCGAATCCCTTCAGGAGCGGCATGCTGAACAAACTAAGGCTCTCAACGAGCAAATTGCTGAAAGCGCCAAAAAAGGGGCCGAAGCGGCGGATGCATATTGGAATGCTTATAATGCTAGGCAGAATGCGTTATTGACTGAAGGTCTCGGCATGGTTAAAAAAGCTCTTAATGGCTTTACCGCCAGCATGAGCGTATCCGCCAACCAAACCATCCCAGCCGTTCTAAGCCCTGACGCGTTGGCGCTCAACCAGGATCGTCTCGCGCGCAGCGGCTACGCCTCTGGCGGTTACACTGGCCGGGGCGCGGTAGATGAAGTGGCCGGTGTTGTCCACAAGGGCGAGTATGTAGTGCCAGCAAGCCAAGTAGACCAATCGACGGGCGAGCCTAAGCTGGGCGTGGTTCAGAACTTCACAATCAACTTAAGTGGCACCTTTGCCACTAGCGATACGGAGAAACGACGGGTTGCGCAGCAAATTGTTCAAGCAATTAAACAGACAGAGCAGGCGAGGTTCGCCACAGGCTCGGGGAGTATAGGATGATTAAACTAACAATCCAAGATAGCCGAGATGTGATGAGCTTTGAGGCAGACTTGGTGGTGCCAATTACCGCCACCCCAATTATCAACGCTACGGATGTAGAGACGATCGACGGTAATATTTCGACATACTACAGCTCTACTAAACGCCAGCTGACGTTCAACCTTGGCCACCTAGACCAAGAGACTTATGCGAGCGTTAAAGGCTTTGTTGACCGCCAATATTCTAACCTCCACTACCCACAAATTACCGTCGAAGGCGCAGAAACCGTCAATGTAGCCGGCATAACCGCTAAGATGACCTTGAACGAAGAAAGCATCATCAATAGCTGCGGATTGGTCGAAGGAGTAACGGTTACATTCCGAGAAAGCAAGCAGATGGCATGATTGGGGTTTCCGAGGGGTTTCATCAAGCAGCTGCTGGTCAGGTTATCAACCCGATTGTCCGGCTCTACGTGTCGTTTGATAAGGAAATGGTCGAAGGCAATTTCTTCACACTCGACCAATCAGAGCTTGACGGCCCAGACATCCTCAAATTCGCAGCGAGCGACGCCGACACGCAGGGCTGGGATTTCTACGATTATAAAGACTATAGCGATCGCGTCGTCGACGTGAACTGGGAACGGTCCCTTAACTTCCCCTATCAAATCCAATGTGGCATGGCGGACTTCACCTTGAGCAACACCGACGGTTATTTTACCCCGATGAACTCTAAATCGCCAATCGGAGCCAACAATCTGCCAGCGCGCCCAATGAAGCTCGCAGCCGGCTTTCGCTATCCTGGGGCTATCGAGCAGGTTCCGCAATTCGTTGGGATTACCGACGGACTGCCGGACGTCCAAAATGGTTCTCGCATCGCAAGCTATCACGCTATAGACTTCCTCTACGACATCTGCAACCAAACTCTCACGGCAACTATCAACATGCGTGAAGCCCGCACAGATGAAGCTATTGCCGCCATCCTCGAATCTTATGGCCTATCGGCAACCCAATACTCGCTTGCTCCGGGGCGCTTCCGGATCCCCTTCGTCTTCTTCGATATAGGGGCGAGCATCGGCGATGCTCTCAAACAGTTAGTCCAGTCGGAAAACGGTTTCATGTGGCTCGATGAAAAAGGCATCGTCCGGTTCTCTACCTCTAGTAGTTCCGGTGGAGACACGGAAATTGTGGCCAAACTCTCCGATTACGAAATCATGTCGATAGCGCCCACTGGGCTTTCCGATATCGTCAACCACGTCAAGATTACTGCGAACATCCGAGAAATCCAGGAATGGCAGGAGGTCTATACCAAATCGGATTCTACTGAGAACGTATCTACTTCCGTCTGGGCCGTTCCCGCCAACGGCGAGCTCGAGATGAGCTGTGGGCTTGGCGACCCATGCTACGACGTGGTGGCTCCAACTATCGGCAAGGCATCGTCGGTCTCCTGGTTCACTGCTATAGATGAGCACCTTAATCCCGTAACGTCGGGGGTCACTGCCACTGGCGTTCTGTCCTCTAACGCTTACAAGGTGACGTTCCACAACTCCCATTCCTACCCAGTGGAGATTGCCGAGATGAAGCTCTGGGGAGAGCCAGCTAAAGTCTATGATGTCCTAAAATACGATGCCTACGATGATGAATCGGTGACGAAATACGGCGACCATACCCTTGATATTGGTGACAACCAATTCTTCCAGACCTACGCCCAGGCAAACAATTTCGCCCGCACCCTCATCCGCCAGCACAGCGATTACAGCCGCACCATTGAAGCAGAAATCAAGGGGGACTTCTCCTTCCAGCTTATGGATCTCATCGAGATCGAGACAGCAGGCGGAGAATACAACGGGATTTACCAGGTGCGCGGCATCGCTTACACGCTGTCGGAGGGTTTACTCACAACGAAACTTACGCTCAACGGCACGAGCATCGAGCCGGGCGTGTTCACGCTTAACATTTCCAGACTTAACGGAGAGGATCTACTGGCATGATTATAGAAACAGTGACTTCGCGCGGGGCTAATGTCGATTCGTCGTTGGCGGGCGGGCTATCTATTAACGAGGCTTCCGGCGAAATCGTCATCAGAAACGGCACCAAAGAGGTCGTCCGCATCGACAAAGAAGGGTTCAAGTATTTTGATACCTCCGGCCACCAGCGCATCAGCTTCGGCCAGAACGCCGAAGGCCAGCAACAAATCGTCGTTTATAGCGAAGATGGCAACGCGGAAATCCTGGTTGGGCAGAATCCGTCGACGGGCGAGCCGGTCTTTGCGATCGCTAAACCTGGTCGAGACGTCATTGAGGATTTGAGCTAGAATGAATCTCCAGAACTTCCAGATCAACTCGGATTATCCCATGGACAAAATTGTCCTTCTTCGGGAAGTCCGCGTTAGCGCAGACACTGTGTCTTTCGCGCACGGTTTCTCTAGTGTCCCCCTAGTGTTTGGCATTTGGTCTACGACGTCGAGTTTCGCTACGACCCGCACCTGCGGCATGCAACGTTCCTCGGGCGATCCAGTGATATGCTGGGCTACCACAAGCAGCGTCTTCGCCCTGAACTACGGCGGCGCGGCGCGGCCAGTCTACGTTCGCATCTATGCTCTGCTCCCTGTTGATTCGACCTCCGACGCCGCTGCGACTAGCAACCAAGCCCAGACTTTCATCTTCAACTCCGATTACCGCTATATGCCACTCATCGGTTCCTACACGGCGACCGGTTCGCGGACTTTCGCGCACGGTCTTGGCTATAAGCCACGCGTTCTAGCGTGGACGCAGTGGTCGCAAGACAGCGCGAAGCATACGGAACTACTGGCAGAGTCGTCGCCATCATCTTACGATATTGGCGACCCCGCCGTGCTAGTGACAACATCGGCCGTGCGAGTTATATATCCGTCTAGCGGGGTCGCACCTGGGGTCAACATTCATTTGAGGATTTACGGATGACGAAACCTAATAACTTTCAACTCAACTCCGACTACCTTTCCTTGGGGCTTACGGGGACGGTCGACAGAACTATCAACGTGCCGGCAGGCAGCTTGCAAAATGGCGGCTATGTTTGGTCTACCAATATTCCTGTCCCGGCGCAGAATGGGGCTATAGATACGGTTCAGCTTACATTCAATGGCGAAACTATGTGTGGGACGGCGTTCTACATCAACCCCTCTGGGATAGCGGCAGAAGTCGACGTCTATCGCAGCAATGCGAGCACGCTGACGCTCACCGTCCGCTTCTACGGAATTACCGGCGACAATACAAGCGGCGCATGGTCTGCCTTCAGCTTAGGGCTCCATGTGGACAGTTTCAAACCGCCGAATGTGGCATAGGGGCCCTTGCATTTGCTTGCTCGGCTAATTCATGGCGGTCACGCTTATGGTATAGATTGATTTTCAAGAAAAACCATTTTGGTGTTGACTTTTTTCTAGCACTCGGCTAAAATGGTTGCTAGATAGGGAGGTAATACAACCTATCGCCGGTCGGCACGCCGGAGTCGTAGAAGCAGCTAGCCCGTAGCTGCCGAGGAAAGTAGGCAAACTGTGCCACTCCTCTGGGAGTAAAGTCTTCTATGACGGCTTACTCTCCTCGACAGGTGCGGGTTTTCGCACTGCTGGGGCCGGTGGCGGAACTGGTAGACGCGATGATCTCCAAAATCATTACTTACCCAAAGTATACGAGTTCGACTCTCGTCCGGCCTACCACCAAAAAACAGCCCGAGAAGGACTGTTTTTTGTTACTTACCCAAAGTATACGAGCTAGGCTCGCGGTCGCATAGGCGACTGTAGAAACTCCATTAAAAAATGTAGCCCCCGCAGCCGACTACCACTAAACGTTCTCGCCCCTTCTGCCTCATCCTGCCTGTAAGCCTACATTGCCAGTAAACTTATGGTATCACAGATTTTTCTAAACTACAATACTTTTTCAGTTTTACAGAGGTGAACTTGTGGAAAACTTTTACAAACACTGCAAACATGCCGTATTTTCTGTTTACGACATCAATGTCGTAAACAGCCCGTGCGTTGCTTCAAAAACTCCCCCATTTTGGGAAATAACAGGGGGAGTTTGCCTCAGCTTGCTTCATGGACTATGCTTTTTTGATATTGTCAAAGCTGATTCGGCCATAGACGTCTCCGTCGTCCGACTTGAGGACTGCTGTCCTGTCGCGCTCGCGAACTTGATAGACAGTATAGGGGGTATTTTGTAGCTGGCGTAGCTTGGTGCCGGCAAAATCCACATATTTGGTGACATTTACTTTGTCCCCAACCTTAAAATCGCTAGTCGATACTGGCGTAGTGGCAGGCTTTTCCTCTTGGGCTGGAGCGCTACTTGCCGAGAGCCCTTTCAGGCGACAGTAGGTGACTCGCCCACGATTCCACTCGTTGAGCCGGCCCACGCGGCAAGAATAGACCGTTCCGACGCCGTAGTTGGCTGTTGCGGTGCCCGTAACGTGTGCATTTTGTTCGATCAGGTAGCCGTTGCCAAGCGACACCCAGGTATGGCCATAGGCGCTGCCGTCATCAGCCGAAGCGATAGCTCCAGGTTCTTCTCCGCAGGGTTCTGCGACGCCGCGGGCGATGAGATTTTTCACCACGTCCTTGCCGTTTCCCATAGAACCGTAGACGCCAAGTTGGCTATAAACGAAGGCCGGGACTTGCGTGCATTGCCCTCGATAGATGCCGCTCGAACCATCCTCTTTGAGGAAGGCGTTTTTCGACGCGTAACCCTTCAGCTGCTCGATAATGGCCGCTACCGGGACACTCGCCCCCAGCTGCGCCTCTTCGACAGCTTTAGCAACCTCCTTCTTTGGCAAGGCTTTAACCGGCTGGTCAGGCTCTACGGCCGGAGCAGTGTATTCAATAATTTGTTCAACGAATTTCTGCGTGTCGCTCGCAATTTTCTGGACGTCGGCAGCTTCAGGGTCAACTGTAGCGTCGATAGCTTCCAGGTTCTCTTGGTATTTCCAGACATTCCGCAGAAGCTTCACGCCGGCAACCAACTCATTAAGCCCGGCAATAAATGGGAGAGCAATGATGAGATTAGCATTGAGGAGCGCGGCAGTATCGGCCGAAACCGTGACGCCGATCAGCGGCATCAGCCACTGCGCCAGGTCGACGGCGACCACGGCCGCAACCAGCGCATAGCCCATCCAGAGGCGGAAGTGAAGGTCGTTCCAGAAGCGCTGCCAGCTCCAGGCGATCTTCTGCTTTTTGGTGCGGCGCTTCCCGCCGGCAAGGCGGACGGAGTAGCAGAGCGCGTAAAACGCCAATACAACACCTAGCGCCGTTAGCTGAGTAAGAGGTTCGTTGAGTGTTCGAATAAGGTCTTCCATAGGTTCTCCTAGACCGCGTGACTTGCGGCTTCAATTAAGTTTGCGACATCCTCGCCGTGGGCGTCTGCCCACTCTTGGACTTTGTATTTCTTGAACCAAGCTAAGAACTTGCGACCGAGATCGGCGTTGCCGTGGTAATTTAGAAAGTAAACGCGAGCAAGCTCGAGGACTGCAGGAATGTTGTCTGGACTGTGCTGAAGGGCTTGGCGTAGGTCGATGCGGGCGGTCTGAAGGTTGTTAGCGCCCAAAGCGGCATCCATTTTATCAACCTTGCGTTCCGTCTGCTCTTGCCGAGACTCTATCCGTGCTAGGCGCGCCTTAAGGTCATTTGATGCTTCGGTCTGCTGCTCGTGCTTGGCGCTCGCATCTCTTTTGACGTTCTTGATTTCGTAAATGGTGACACTGGCGGTGATGATCCCGAGGATGATTTGGGTGAGGTCGAGGTCCATGCTATCTCTCCTCCCGCAGGGCGGATTTCACCTTGCCGCCCCTGATTTCAAAATCCCAGTGGGCTTTACATTTTGAGTTAGCACAGATGACGTTTTTCATAACGCCCCCACTCGACTCCATGATATATCTCCCGCACTTTGGGCAACAGACCTTAACAGACTTTGTAGGCTGGATAAAGCGGACTTCCATAGTGCAATAACAGTGAGGGTGGTAGTGAGGCACCATGTCTCCATTAGAAAACGGCTCATCGAGCGGCACTGTTTGCCCATCCATCCCCACACAGTCTTCGCAGACGTCGGGCGAGGCTGGGTTAATGCGCCAAGTTTTGACGGCGCGCATACCGGTTACCGTCTCCGCTTGGTGCGCGGCCATCATAATACCAGCCACTTCGGCAAAATGCCCCTCCGACGCCGCCCACCGCGAAACCCTATAGTCATCAGAAACCTGAAGATTTTCGATTGCCGCCCGGATTTGTGCGCTGTTCCATTTCTCGAGAATGGCTTTATCAAGGATTACGCGGATCTCGTCGATAGTGTCATAGCCGAACTTATATACCAACTCACTGATACGATTAGTGTATTGCTCCAGCTCGGCATCGTCCAGCACTAGCGTCAACTCACCCAGCCCGAGTTGCGTGGCGAATTCATCAGCCGACGCTTGCCCGCTGGAAAGCAGCAGATAGGTTAGAACTGCTATGATCACTTTAATAGTGCGCTCGGCATAACCTGATTCGTCGAGCCACTTACGAAGCTGCTCTATAGTCACGTCGCGAGCCTCGCCGTTCTCATACGCCGCGCCACCAATCTCTTCGATAGCGTGCTCGACAATGCCGCCAAGATAGCTCCCCATCAGTCTTACTAGCTCCGGGTTAATGGGCTTGTCTAAAACTTGGTCAGTGGGGAGATCAACTGCCTTAGCCTTAGCCCCCTTGGTTGCTTCCCAAGCCTGCGATGGGCGTTCTGAACCGTCATCGGTGGCCTGGATATTCTGATCCGCCTGTTTTCGCCCACTAGCCAAACGCAAGAATGAGCGAGGGAGCTGAAGCGCCTCAACAGTTTCTTCCACGCCGAAACCAGCATCAATTAGCGTGCGGAAGCTGTCTGCCTGGACCTTGCGCGTATCCGTCAAAACCGGTAGCTCGTAGTCGAAGCTTAAAGCAAAACCAAGGCCACCGGTCATGTTATTGAGGCCATGTGTCATTTTGGAATAGACTTTGACGAGTTTCGGATAGACAACGCGCCGCGCGAAGACATAGTCCGCGACCTCAGCTGAGGCATAGTTCGAGTTCTGGAGATAGCCCTTAACTTCCTCCGGCACGCCAAAGTTCATGTCGATTTTCTTGTTGGCTTGATCGAAGAGATCCTGAAGCGACATGTCCTTATTGGCGTCAGCGAACGGCACCCATTCGACGGCAGCAGGCATAGGTTTGCCGTTGATGGCGGAAGTGGGACGGTGGACATAGGCCACGTTATTAGCGTTCCGCGCGCCACGGTGATGCGCCTGTAGATTGTCGACGATATCGTTGTATTCCGCCACCGTAGGCGCAGTGATGATGAACTGCCCGGCTGGCACGGCGTGGTTACGGAAATAACCAGCCTGAAACTCGGCAATGTAGTCATCAACGGTCGCCCATTTCTTAACCGCTTGGCTAGGTGAGTAGCCATCCAACAAATTGTATGGGTTGACATTGAGGCTAAGCGCAAGCACGTCCTTATCGGTATAAGTATTGGACCCAGCAAAATAAGTAGTTTTGCCGAGGGCTCGGGACACCGACACATTCTCTAGGAACGTGAACCCTGCAATATTTTCCGGTGTGAGCGGGCCGCCAGGCATAAGATCATCCCCCTCGCGATGCCAAACAAGGAGATAAACAACTGGGTGAACCAGCATCATAACAATTAAAGCCTCCCAAAAATCTGGGCCCGACATTTCTCGATTTGGGTTGTAGAGAGCCTCGATAAGCGGCGGCTGTTTGGTGAGCCGCTTGCCTTGCGCATCAATAGCATACGGCGCTACCTCAGCAAAGGCTTCAGCAATACGGGAAATATTGGGGAAGGTGTTGTCGTAACTGGGCGTCCGGCATAGCGCCAGCATATCTAGCGCAGTATAACCGGACGATTGAGTTGGCTCTAGACTCCCTTTTTTATCACGTTTAAGGACGGCTAGGGCTGCTTTAACTTTATCAAACATGTTGCCACCATGGTAATTCTAACACGAAGCGGTAGGCAAAAGCCTCGCCAGTAATTGACGAGGCTTACTTGGCAGCTCTAATGCGTTAGTCGCCAGCAGTGACAGGAACCGTCTTCTGGGTTGTCGGGTCATATTTGGAAGGCTGGGTGAGATCACCAGTGCCGAAGCGGACGTAGCGGCCTTCGGAATCCGGGTTGACGTAGGTGGTGATCTCCAAGCTAGTCACTTCGGAAGTCGACAAGCTCGGGTTGAAAGCAATCTTAGACGTCGTTGCTGGGAAGTAGAGGTCGTTGTCGTCGGTCGATTCGCAAATGTTGTGAATATTAATTGGCTGAGGTGTCTTGGTTTTGCAAGCGCCACCACCAAACCACAGGTGGCCAGTTTTCTGCGCCTCTGCGGTAGGCGCGGTATACGCCTCTGGCCAAATCTGGCCGAGCAATTCTGCGGCACCAGCAGCCGGCAAAAACAGAGTATAAGTGAGCTGAGCGGTCTCTGGCTTACCGGAACCACGAGTGCGGACGCCGGCTTGCGATGTCACGCTAAGTTCGCCCTCCTGGAAATCTGGCGTAATGTCTCCCAGGAGCTGAGCTGGGATGACGGTAGAGCCGATGGCCATTTCGTAGTTACCGGCCAGAAGCTCCATATTGTTGAGTTGTTCTGGGTTCATATATTACCTTTCTGCTTAGTTTTTTCTAACAAAGAGTTATGGCTATGATTATTGCTGCCATTATCCCCGCAACACGAAGCGGAGGGCTAGGCGGCTTTGAGCGCGTTGATTTGGGCCTGGAGTGCCGCGATAGCGTCATTCAGCTGTTTAACGTTCACAGCGTCCGTGTCGAGTTCGCCGGCTGTTACATTCGCGATGAAACGAGTAGCTACGGCCCAGCTCGGTATAGTTTCTGCTTCACCATAGCCGATAGAGACCTCATTTTCTCTGGTCACCCTCGAACCCGCTCCTAGAACGACTACCATTTTTCTATAATTATCGCCCTGCTGATTTGATGCGGCTGCATTGGCGCCAATGGCCACCGATCTGGTTTGATTGCCGCCGCCTTGAGCGTTGAAGCCAACGACTACCCCTTGATCACCTGCCTCTGATGCCGCTAAACCTAGAACGACACGGGTAGAATTATTGATAAGATCTACGTAATCTTTAGGGGTAGCGTCCTCCGCCTTCGAGGGTGCAGCAACGCCCGTAAGCCGCTTCCGACGATTACCGGGAGATGTCGTTGCTCTGCTATTCCATAGCGACACTTCCCAGTGATTAGTCGCAGCGCTACCTGAACCAAAGGCGATGCTCCCAATGTTCCCCGGCACAATAGCGTTAGGCCCAATCGCTATGCTATCATGCCCTGTTACTTTTGCGTTTGGGCCAATAGCGACGGAAGCAGCCTCTGCGGACTGCGCGTTAGGACCAATCGCAACATTGCCTCCGATGGAGCCAATCGCACCATCCCCAAGAACGACGTTGACGCCATTGAGCTTGTCACTCACGAACGCCTGCGTCAGGGCACCGTCAGTATTTTCCCCATATTCATCATAGAGCACGCCGCCTCCACCTTCGCCTGGATCACCTTTCGGGCCTTGGGGGCCCTGTGGGCCGGTTTCTCCTTGGGGCCCGACCTCTCCTTGTTCCCCCTTTTCTCCCTGCGGTCCCGCTGGGCCTTGAAGCCCACGTTCTCCTTGGGGTCCGGGTTCACCTTGGGGTCCTTGAGGGCCAACTGGCCCGGCTGGCCCGGTTTCACCTTGTGGCCCTACAAACTGGCTCCCTTGACCTTTCGCGGGGAAGGCCGCGCCAGTCCAGACATAAAGTTTGCCCTCGTCAGCCACAATATAGGCCTTACCAGCGTCCTCTTCCGTGAGATTAGTAGGGAGATCCTCGTAGCTAGCCACCGACCCGCTAATCTGTAAGCCAGCCCCAGCATCGCCTTTGTCCCCCTTTGGCCCCTGAGCTCCTGTAGGACCTTCTGGACCAACTGGGCCTTGTTCCCCCTGCGGGCCTGGCTCTCCTTGCTCCCCTTGGGGCCCGGCAGGACCCTGCTCGCCAGCATCACCCTTAGGCCCTTGGGGCCCGGGTTCACCTTGATCGCCCTTCGGGCCTTGTAACCCTGGCGTTGATTCTAAAGCCCCCACGAGCTTATTGAATGGTATCGCTTTTGTCGCCCCCTCGACAACGGCGGGGATGAGAGAATTATCATCAATCTCAGTCGCGTTCTCGACTTTGGGGAGTTGAGAGATTTTAGTTCCTTCTGGTGTCATTTTATGCCTCCTCTGTTAGGATTAGTTTTGAACTTTCGGTTAATATGGCTATGCCGCCTTCCGTGGCCAGGTAGCTGCCAGTAGCCGGTGGCGAGGCAGAAGCACCACGTTGGTAATAAACTCGGCCGGTCACGCTATAGATGACGCGCCCATTCTCGTCGACCCCATTGTTAGCAATAGTGCTAAGCGATCCGAAAAACACGTTATGGTAGCCATAGTCGGTGATGGGCGGCACGCTTGGTAGCTTACAACCTGGCAGCGTGCTGTTGAGGTAGTCGCGCACCTTGAGGAGCGCCTGGTAACCTTCTACGTCGGACGCGCCTCGGCTGTATATCTCAAAAACCGTCGATGGCCGAGCATGAAGCTCTTGGCTGGCGCCTATGTCAGTAATAAATAGCCCCGTATTGTCTAGCCCAAGTTTTTCCCAGAACAAGGTCTCGTCAATCTGGCCAAAACCAGCATTCTCGAGAAGCTTAAGAATCGAAAGCGTAATCATCGGTAAGCCACCAATCCTTTCCCAACAGCCGCTTTGCCAGCGTTCTCGAGATAGTGAGCGCCAGTGCCGGGCGTCGTGTAGTGCTTAAAATAAATCCGCCCATTTGGACCCTCGCGGTAGCCGCGCTCTTGGACGGCGCCATAGGCGATCCCTCGCCCACCGAAGATGATTCTGCGTGTATTCCCCCGCCCCTCCACACGTCCAGATTTATCTAGAGCGTTGGACTTCTTCGGGACGGTGACGCGCGCGCCAGCATGGACAGCGTTCGCCATAGCAATCAGCGCACGCTCATTCCGGACCTGTTCCGCACTCCACCAAGCGTTCGAGGCGTCTTTCAGTTTAACACTCATGCTAACTTTCATAACTTTTGCTCACAAAATTAGCTTTTTGCAATACGAAGGTGAGATGCTCAATAATTCCATTATCAAAATTTGTGCCGGCGGACATGCCTTTGATTGAATAAGCCTGGCCGTTGACACGGATGCCTTGGCCAACCAACTCGGCATAGCTCTCCACGGGGAAGTCTTCAGGATGGGCATGGAGGGTTGCATCGCTCTCTGGGGTTTCTATATTCTGACTACGTTTCATGCCGCTTTTGAGCTTAAAGATGCCATTTAGCTCGCGCTCTGATTCGATGTAATCCCCATGCACTCCTCCGCGCTTAATCGTGAGGAATGTATAGGGGACTTCCTGAAACACATCAAATACAGTGGCCACAGCATACCTCTCCGCTTCGGATTGACCCCTGGCAGGCGTCATATTTGGCGAGGAGCGCACCGTTTTGCTGAACGAACGCTTCCATCGGCGTTGCGGCGCCAGCGGCATAGGAGATAGAGAAGTCCTCAACCTTTTTATTGCTCACACCGAGGTTGGCCGACTGCTCCTGCTCAGCCTGGATAACCCCGAAGCACCGCGCAAGGAGGAGCAAGAAATCACTAGGAAGCGCCTTCATCTCGTCCAAGGTTAAACACAGCAGGTCGCCCAGGCGAGCAACCGCGAGGCCCAAGTAAAGTTCGTAGTTGGTTGTCTCGATTTGGCTAAGAGGGCGGCCGAGCAACGCCACCATCTGGTTTTGGTCAATAATAGTGTCGTCGCTCATGCCGCTCCTTTCAAATCACCAGCTACTGTTTTTTACTGCTCTCCGAGGGCGTTGTGGGGGCAGAAGCATAACCTGCGGCCACATGGTAGCCTTCGAGCGAACCCTGAACGGCAGTTTCGACGAGCATGACGTCCTTGTTCTTGTTGCCGTCAAACCAGTTGCGAGTGGTCAAATCAATGCCACCAAGGGTGTAGCCCTGATCTTTGTAGGCAATGACATCAAGACCGGTCGCAGCCATTTCCTCAGGGGAGAACTCGACGATCTCGGCGACCTTGAACAAGGTCTTGAAGTCGACATCGACAGGGTAGAGGCGCTGGCCTGCGGCGTTAGTCGCGAGCTGGAAGGATTCGAGAACATTGTCCGCGATAACCAAGACTTTCCGTTCGCCTGGTTCAACCTTGACACGATTGAGGGTTTTGACGATCTTAGCGTAGTCGTCATCGCTAGCGACGTTGGCAATTTTGGTAGCCACAGCGGCAGCATATTGCCCATTCATGGTCGAAGTGTCGGTCGAAGCATTGATGTCCGCAGCGATTGGGTAGAGACCGAGGCCGTCAACAAAGGTGCGGCGATCAGACTTACCGCTTGCCGGTTCGCCACGGCCATCCCCGATAATGGCGGCGCGCACGATTTCACCCAACACACGATCAGTGAGTTCGCGGGTGCGGAAGAGGTAGAGTTCGCCAGAGTCATCATTGACGATGTCGATCCAGTCGATTGGCAGTTTCTTGAAGATAGCGCGCAAACCGGTCACGCGAGGAATTGAGACGACTTCCTGATCGTCCTTCTCATCGCCTGGGGTATGACCACCGGCACGGCCAGTGTCACCGTTGACCGTCATCGCGTAGAAACGGCTCATCTTAGCGCGAGTTCGGCGGAAGGTAGCAAGAGCGCCAATCGCATCATGCCAGGCCTTGAACATGGTCTGTTCGACTTCGGTCGGCAAGAAGCTACCGCCACCGGCCACGGTAATGCCCTTAGCAACGAGATGCTGCTTCCAGGCGTCTGCGGTCAGGGTTGGGTCGCCGTTGCAAGATTTGGCAACGCGGGCGTATTCAAGAACGGCATCCTTGGTGTCCAAAAAGCCTTTTGCCGTAGTCGAGCCAGGGGTCTCTGCCTGCGACGGCATTTTGACCTGTTTGGCGGCAAGCTCTTTGTGGTTAAGATTTGGGTCCATAGTTTTCTCCTTATCATTTTCTGAAGCGGCTTCCGACTCTGACTGAGTGTCCTCTGTAGGCGTTTCTTCAGCCTTCGGATCCTCTTCTGCCCCATTTTTTGCTTCGTCGACCGGGGCTTCGGTCGTAGTCGTCTCGTTCTCAACGGTCGAGGCGACAGGTTTTTGTTCGTTTTCCATTTCTGCTCCTTTCATGGCTTTGACTTCGAGCACCTGCGCATCCCGGTTAGATCCGCGCGTGACGAGGGAGATTTCGACAATCTCGCCGTCAGTGTCGATAGACTTCTCTACGTTGTGGAAGTAGTCTCCATAGTGTATCGAGAAGGCGTTATCGAGATGCCCTTCCTCAATCAGCTTGAAGACGTCCTGGGCGTAGTCGCGGCTAGAAATGCCGGCCTCGATAATCAAGCGGCCATCCTCAAAGGAGGCGCGCCTGACCGAACCGATAGTCTTTTCGACATTCCACATGTCGTGGTTCGTGAGAAGGGGGATGTCGATGTTGTCGGCGCCGCCAGTTGGCAGATCGCTTACTCGGATTGCTCCACCGCCTTTGGTCGGCAAGCGAAAGGTCTCGATTTGGACGATCTCCTTATCGCGGTCTTCTCGCGCAGTGGAAGCGACGAACGTCACACGACGCTCAGTCCTACCTTCGACTTCAGCTTCGGCCACCTTGAGCTTCGAAAGAGAAATGGTTTTGAGTTTCTCTTGTGTCATTATTCGTTAATGTCCTTTCCGTCGCCCAAGTGGGCATTGACTACTTCTATTGAACGGAGAACACGAAGCGGTGGGCTAGGCTTAAACTCGAACTATGGCGAAATCGCCCTAATTAAAACCCGAACAAAAACGGGCAAAACGCGGCTTTTTGGGCGCATTTGTTCGGGTTTTAGCATAAAGGATCAGAAGCGCACGCCGCCGTATTCGATCCTTGGCGGCGTATAAAATGCCAGAATAGTAGCATCGGCCTCATCCGGCGAGCGATAACCGCGCTTTTTGTAGTCATCCTTGCTCTCGACGCCGCGGCGCCCCCGAGCGTCCATTTTCCACTCCCGGTTTGATAGTTCAGAAAGAAGGTCTTTGTTGTTTTGGAGAGAAATCTGGTCGATGATGCTTTGGAGGTGGAACCATGCCTCGGAGATCAGATTTGGATACTTATCTCGGTCGACAGCTGCCGCGCCGAAATTAACCGGTAACACGTTATAGCCCCGTTCAAGCATCCCGTCCGTGACGCCACCACCGACGCCAGTATCGTCGATTTTGATTAGGACGTCCTTGTCCTGACCAACAAAATTAGCCAATAGCTCGCAAACCTCTGTGGTGCGCTTCTTGGTGTAGGAAGCACGGCCTATCTCCTTAAAGCCCTTGCGCTTCACGAATACGGTCCGGTCGGAGCCAAGGCGCGCGACGTCTACGCCAACTTCAACAGCGCCCTCATCGTCAACCTCCCGGTTCATAGCCTCCATTACTTGCCGCGCGGCGATAATGCTACGGTCTGATTGATTGAGAGCTTTGCCTAGGTAGTCATGAGCATAGTCTTCGGGGTGATGGAGGCGTGATTGCTCGATTTCGTATAAGATCTCCTCCGAAAGCCAGCCGTTCTTCTGGGCGATGCGGTAGTCTACTTCCAGATGCCATACATCCTTGCGCGGCGGGTCGGTGATGAAATATGATAAGACAGGGTCTAGGTCGGTTAGTCGGTTCAACGTCCAGATGATTTTGGAACCAGGTTTGCGGACTGTCGGGTTTAAGATGCGAATAGATTTCTGGGTAATCGTCTGAGCCTCATCAACCCAGGCAAGGTTGACGCCCTCGATAGATTTGATTGTAGTCTCCACGTTGCGGTCGAGCCCCTTAAAAATAATTTCTGAACCTGTTTCGGTGTTGACGATTTTATCGTTTGTCCACTCAAAATCAGTGAAGCCGTATTCCTGGATGAGGTCGAGGAGCAACTGGTAGGATGAATCGCCGATATTCTTCTGGAACTGGCGCAGGCAGGCTGTGCGCATTCTCTCTCGCCGCGCCCTCAAAAGGCAGTAGCGGGCCACGGTGTGGGATTTTAAGGAGTAGCGACCGCCTTCGATGACGGCATGACGCCACCACTGCTCAAAAAGCGGCTTAAACTCGACAGGGAGCTTAACCTTCGTCTTCTCCATCTACAAACTCCACCAAAGCTACGGGGGCGATTTTGTCTCCGCCGGAAGTAATATCAATCTTCTTGTTGATGCGGCCTTTTAGTTGGTTGTATTCCTTGATCGCCCCGAGCTTCGACTTAAAATCAGCATCTTGACAAATCAGCTTTTCTAGTTGCTTATCAACGAACGTGTCATTAAGCCCATGAGCTTCGAATATCTCTTCAATTCGTTCCAAAAGGTAAGGTTTGGTAAGGTTCTCCGCGGCTCCTGCTTTGGCCGTTCTATACCATCCTGGCTTTGATGTGTCAACCCCATAGGCCTCGATGTAGCTTTGGACGCCGTTTCCAAAAAACTCCCGGTCTGAGGCGTAGAGCTGGCAAAACATCTCCTGCTGAGGCGTCAGTTTGTGGCCAGACTTGGTTGTCGGGGCGATTCGGCGCTTTTTGAGGGTCTTAGCGACCCCCTTTGCCTTTTTTGCTCGCTTCTTGGTCATCCTCGCCTCCTCACATAGACCTCCCAGACCCAACGGGGTCCCTTCGGATGGTAGCGGTGAACATATGCGAAGTCGGACCGTTGCTGGAGCCCGACAAGCGCCACGAGGGCCAACTTGAGCCGCAGGAGACGGTAGCTGCGGGAGCGGAGTTGGTAGTATCTAGCTTTCATTTTGCTTCTCCTTTCTGGGCGCGAACCCTATTGGCGTTGTTTTTTGGCATACCGAGCTTAATGCCGGCACTAGAGATAACGCTTTCGTAGACCATGACTTTTGCTTCGAGCTCTGCAATTTTGACGAGGTTGGGGTCGACTTCTGGTACCTCAGGGGTTTCTTCGAACTGGCTCTCTTTAATAAGAGCAATGATCTTTCCCGCTATCTCTTCAGCCGTATCCCCAGATACTAGACGGCCACGCTCCGGCCATTGGCCAGCCGTATCGTAGGGCCGACAGTATTCCTTAATCTCGTCGCTCGGGGCAATTATTTTCCTCAGCTCCTCTACCGTCGGCAGTTTCATGCTTCCTCCAAGTCTTTCACCAAGCGAACGGAGAGTTTATAACGCCGATCCTCGTTGGCGGAAGGGAAGACGGAGCAATCTTCGTAGAAGGTGAGACAGCGGGCGAAAAGGGAAGCGTCCTCGGCTGTGGTGGATGCCCAGTATTCCCCACGCTCTCCGGCCAATAAGATTTCATCGGCAATACCAAAACCATACTTGCTGACCCCCAAGTTCTCTCCTAGTAGCGCAACCGACAGAATACCTCTCCCATCGACACCAAACTCCTCACAAATCAGCGCCCATTCGTGGCGAGTCGGGAGACGCCAACCGCCGCCGAGCCTCCTCTCAATAGAGCAAGCCTCTTCCCAAGTGAAGTGCTTATTATCGCCTTCAGTATAGTCCTCGGGCGCGATGAGAACTTTAGCGAGTTCGGACTTGATAGCGTTGTCTTCCCAGCCGGTCTCCTCGGGGATTTCTTCGAGCCAGTTATGGAGGTCGTCTTTGTTTTCTTCGAGATACTCCTTTTGGCAAATCAAGCGATGGTCTTCCTCGGTGTAAATTGCCCCAGTGATTGGAGCTTGGCTACACCTCGTTCCGGCAGGGATGTCGAGCAAATCTTTCTTCAAAATGTATCGTTTCATAGAACGTCCTCCTCGATTACACGCGCCAGGCTAGCTTCATACTGCTGGCGGGCGATTTCCCTTAATGCTTTGCGAGCGGCTTTAGGGGTCGGGAATCTCCTGGCCGGCAGATACTGCTCAAAAACCGATAGCCCAAGAGAGGGCTTCTTAATGCTCTCCCACAGCCCAGTCTCTTCGTCGATATATTGCGCGTAATAATATGGCTCCCTGTCGCCACGCTTGATAATACGATATTTCATTTATTGCCCTTCTTTCTTGATAGTATTTTTATCGCCCGCATCCCGAAGATTCTGACGAGCTTTTCGGCGAGCTTTTCTCTGAGGCCTTTCGGCCTGTGGTAGCACCCCATCTTTCTCCTTCCCGCTAGCTATTTGTTTATCCTCAACCTCATCCATGAACTTTGCCAAGCTGATAATCTCCTTGTCGACTACTATGAAAACTGGATAATTCTCCTCACCCCAAAGCTTGGTCGCCTTCTTGTGCCACTTTGGCCAATAAGCTGTCCGATAGACATCGTATTCTCGGCCATTACCCTGGCACCAAGTCTCGAACTTACTCCAGAGCTCCGGTTGATCGCACCTCACACAGTGCTTCGTGTAGACTTTAATCTTTTTCATGGCGTTTTCGTCCTTTATGGTTCTCCGCCCAATCAAAATAGGCTGAGCGCACTGTCACATCTGGGGGGACTGTAGGCGGCACGGTATAATGTGGATGAACGATATCGAGCCCAAAGCGCGCAGCAATTTGGGCGATTGTAAAAATCGAGTCAAAAGTGTTGCGGCGATAAAGCCTCTCACAGAACGGCTTCCAGGCCATGCGATAGACAGCTCGGAACGCGCCAAACGGGCGTCGCACCACGAAGTAGGTCCCGTTCTTGTTCCAGACATGGACCTGGTTCTTTTCGCGAAAATACAGAGTGATATCGCCCACGTATCTTACCGATGGGGCAAATGTCCCCGTTCTCATCATTTTTTTTCCTCCTATTTAATTGTGGCCACCTATCGAAGCGGTGAGCAACTCATAATATTGTCATCAGCAGCCAGACTATCCCAGCGATCCAGGCGATGGGCGAGAAGAACAGTGTCACGATAATCCACCACCAGCTAAATGACGTGGTGCCGGTTATTTGCAGCACGATAAACAAGACTGTTGTCCAGAAACCACTGTGGAATAGGCTTTTAGTAGTTTTGCTCATCTTTACCTCCTAAATATTCGTCAATTATTTTCTTTGCCTCGCCGAACCCGACGGCAAACTCGGCGCAGTAGCCGCGCTCACGGAGCTCCTCCAGAACTTCCGCCTGCTCAGCAATATGCTCGGTCGCCCAATCGCCATTCTTTTTCTTGAGACGTGTGCCTTCCTTTTTGAGCTCGAGGAAGAGGCCGAATCCATGGGAATGGCATTCGTCTCCGAACCCCCATTCACCCATGGCGCTTTTTAGTGGCGCTCGTTCTATGACTAGCTCGCCGGTCGGATAACCAGACGCGTCACTTCTTCGATATTCTCTCGTAGTCATGGCTTGCGCGATAAACATATCTGGCCACGCTCTCCGCCCGCCGTTCTGGCGCTTCTGCCTAACGGCCTGGCCGGGTGTGAGCTTGATGCCGCTACCAAAATCCGAATGAAACATCGCATCGGGATAGTGGAGGCGCAGATAGAGGGCGACTT